CATTGGGTTCTCCATAATGTATAGTGTATTATAATGTTATATTTAGGTAATGTCAACTGATGATTTGATTTATTTCGCCCATTGCTTGGTGAGACTTAACTGTCTTTAGCTTGCCTGGTTTCATAATTTCAATCCAGCTAACATTAGTTGAAATGTCAAATTCGTGAACAGTAACAAATCCTAATTTGTTGCAGATTTGGCGTAGTTGGCTTTTTGGTACATAAGTTTGTGAGAACCTTTCTGCCATTCCTGCACCAGCTGGGGTATCACCATCGTTGTAACTAACCATAAATGTTCCGCCAGGTCTAAGGATATCAAATATCTGAATTAAATATTGTTCGAAAGTAGGCAAGGTGACATAATTAAAGTATCCCCAGCTAAACACGAATCCGAATTGATTTTTTGGCAATTCAGACAAGTCGTGATTGGATAAATGATACTTCCGCAACCTGCGTTGGTACTCGGCAGTAAACTGACTATTAGCACTATCCAGAAATTCTACTTGACGATCCATAATGTATAGAGGATCAGCAGCAACTAAATACCGAGTCCATTCGCCATCTCTGCATCCAATTTCCAATGCAGGATATTGCCAGTTGGTATGCAACAGAATACGCTGCTTAACAGCATCCTCGACATCTGGGCTATTGATAATTTTACGATTATTCCGTACTTGGTCCACTGTGCCATAGAATTCTTCTAACTCATAATTGTTGCTAAACAACGTATTTGTAATATCAACAATTTCTGAATTTATTCTATCAAGTTCTTCCTCTAGGTCATCCATTGGCTTACTAGTTGCAGTAATAACTCTATCGTAATGATTAATTAAACCGTTGAGGTACTCTGTATGTTGTGAGGATACCCCGGGTATGTTTAGCTTGATACCTGCAATATTATTTCGCAACTGTAATAATTTGTCAATTGCAGGATCGGCATCAACTAACGTAGTCAATGCAACCTTTAAACTTACTAAATCGTGTAATGCCATATTAATTATCCCAACTAAACAAACTATCGAATGTGGTTTTAATGTCGGTACTCTCAGAAATCCTCCACTCGAGTACGCAATACCAGCCTCCATTAAGTCGTGATCAAATGGCAAGTCTTTAAACCATTGCGGAATACGGGTCAAGTCAGTTGGGTAGCCGACACTAGTAAGTCCCAACGGATTGTCCCTGAGCTTACACACAATTGTTTTCATACCATCAATAATAGCCATACTATAGTTATCACCGTGCATTCGACGCATATTATTCCAGTTCATTGCTGCACGAACGTGTCCAGGCATATTTGCCTTGCCTTCATCTACTTCGGCCGCAGTATACTTGGTCAAATTGTTTACACGTTTCGGTGTACCTTTTTCCCACGCTGGCTTTTCCGCAAACGATAATTTAAATGCACGTACTTTGTCGATAACAATTTGTCTCTGATCACCTACACCAGTTAACACATCAACTAGAATCTCACTTAGGAAATCTTGCACAACCTTGGGTGTATCACTACGCTTCAAGTCCAGCCCCATAGCTTTAACTTTGCCCGGCTTACCATCAACATCAAGTCTCTTACCTTCGTTATCGAAGATCAATACAGCATAACGTTTCTTCTTAATGAACAAACCTTTGGTAGCAATCAATTCTCGGCCTGCTGCGATTATAGCACCCATCTCACGTGGACAGTGACAAGCACGTTCCATAAATCCCGGAAAGCTGTCATTTACTCCAGCAGCAATGGTATCATAGAGCTGAATACAAATATCTTTGTTCCACTCCATTGTACCCGCTGCTACTTCTTCTTTGATCGCCGGCCACGCACTGAAGTAGACAGAGTCCGTATCGCCGTAGATAATACTCTCTCCAGTGTGATCATACGCCCCAGTAATGGCTTCGTTGACGTAGGCGTCCATGTGTTTCGCAATGATGCGGCCAGTAAGCGTTGTGCTCTGGCCAAGGCGCTGGTCAAAGAACCTGCAATGGGGATTGAGGATGGCGCCGTATAGCGAATTAAGATTAATTTTTTTGACGAGCTGCCTTTTATCCCAGAACGCCGAATCTTCCGGTGTCGTTGAGGCTTTCTTTTTAGCTTGGAGTTCTTTTCTTTCAGCATACCAACGTTCCAATAGTCCAGGGACTATGCCTTTCATATCGTATTTGAAAATAGTACCATTGGCGCTTAAAGTCCACGGCTGCTGACTATCAAAGATCATACGCCATACGTCAGCTGCACTGTGTACGGTTTCGCTCTTAGATTCTTCCCAGTCAATTACAAGCTCTGTGCCAACTTCCATATTCATAACTGCTTGGTATTCTAAACTACCAAACATATTTTCCCACGCATCTGCAAAACTTGCCCCACTGGCAATCTTTTCTGCAATATACTGGTCTGTCATTGTTTGTCGTATTTGTCCGACAATTGTTTCTGGTCCCATATTAAGGGCCCGAATAGCCGAGGGATAGAGCGAGTTAAGGTCAATTGCCCCGATGAATTCGTGAACCCCTTTTTTGGGGAAAGCAACGTAGGCACCTGCCGCTTGTGTGTCACCTTGAGCATCTTTACTTCTCCTATTTGGAACAATCATACCGCGTTGATGAGCTTCGTTAATAATCGCTTGCTCAGTTACAGCAACCGCCCCCATGGTGGTTGGTAACAATACTGTATTATCGTGTGCTAGTTCATTGGCTAGATCCAAGAAGCGTAACTTCGTATCTAGCTTTGACAGCAACAATGTATCTTGTCTGTTATAGTCAATGAACTTTTCAAAGTCATTATTGTATAGCTGATCCAGGGTACCTTCGTACGCCAGCTTACTACCCACTTCTTCATATTCGCCAATGGCATCTAAGCTATAGCTATGACGCTCTTCGTAAGTGTACTTACGATATAGTTGCATATAGTCCAGGTGTACTCGCCCAACCAAGTCAAACGTTAAGTTTTCCGCACCAAAGCGCTCAAACATACGTTGTTTGGGTAGTTGGTTCCACAGGCACATTCTACGTGTATCGTCTTTACTCAATACTTTCATAATACGCATTGTGGTATAAGGAATATCGAAGCCTTCGCTGTTCCACCCACTAAGAATGTCTGCGTCACCGATTAAGTCAAGGAATGTATCTAACATCTCCGATTCTTTTTCAAACAAGTAACAGTTATCAAATTTTCCACAGATTTCCTGTGCAGTGTCCCACGCATAACTCTTAGGTGGCACCACTAAGGTAACCATCTTGTCCATCCAGTCTAGATACACTGAGATTGCAGTAATTGGATTAAACGGATCCTCGGGTCGACTGTAACCGCGCAATGGATCAAAGTCGACCTCAATGTCGAAGAAGGCAGTATGTAGTTTAGGCGATGTTGACCCTGAGTAGTTATCTTCTAAGCAGCGGAAGATTGGATTAATATCACTTTCCCATACCCGCTTGGTATTGTTAACTCGCAGCTCTTTTTGATATTCTTTGCTATTGCGGCAACTAAACCGTGTTACGGGTGTATCAAAAATAGTACGGAACTTACCCTTTGGGTCATCAAAGTAGAATGTATAGTTCACTGGAAACTCACGGTAAACACGTTCTCCATCTACTCGTTCTACTACGTGAATACGGTCCTTGGCTCTGTCAAATAGAGCGTCAACATAACTCATTCATCACCCCGAGTCTCGTCTACTACTTCCCGGACAGCTTCTCGAACATAAGTTTTAATAGCACACGAACGAATGCAACCATAAGGATTTGGGCAACCCTCGCATTGACCGCACAGTGTGATAACTTCTCCTACCTCGACTACAGCTTGATTACTCATATATTTCCTTTGCATAATTTTGAGCTTACACGTACTCTGCTTGCCCGTATGGTGGGCGATACCTTACATTGTAGCTAAACGAAACAATGCAACACAATCAATACTTACCAGTAGTGCATAGTTGCCTAACATTCCGAAGCTCTTTCTTGTCCACGCACTCCACCCGAAGATGCAGCATTGGCCAATGAACAGCGGATACAATAATAGAAATGGTGGGTGCGGAACAGTTAACATCATAATGATTGCACATCCGATACTACCTGCCCACGCTACTACTTCTAAACAAAATCGCGTAGGCCAATCGCGATAATCATCTTTAACCCATCCCCAAATATCGGTGATGATGTTAAGTAAGTTCAAAGCGTTTTGCCAACAGTTTCGAGAATGGTATTAAGTTCGTCGTGGTCACGATTGGTTTCACCAAGACTAGCTTTGTGTGCAATCCTAACAGCCTTCTTCAAGGTACCTGGTTTAATTTCCAATTCCTCTGCAATGGCTTTGATAGTCTCATTCAGACCTTCGTTAAGTGTATCAACTTCGGTCATTACTTGCATACCTTCGTTAATCAATTGGGTCAATTTCATTTTAGCAGATTCGCTAAATGATCGGTTGTAATCGCTCATAAAAGTCTCCTTGTTAAGAGTTTAATTATAACGCATAATGAAGTAGAAAGCAATAGCTGCGGTAAAGACAATGCCCAGAAAACTGGGCATTGCGTAGATGTATGTGCTCACTTTGGCAAGTGTTTGGCGTAACACATTGCCCAGGCAGTAGCCGCCTGTTTGACGCCCGGAGTATCTAGTACTCCTATCCGTTAACGACAACGGTCCTAAGGTGGATCTGGTTTATACTGGAGAGTATGGATTCTGTGGTTTGTCGTACCCATCGTCATCTGGGTAGACTGGGTATTCGTTATTCTTGCCCATTGTCTTTAATATTTAAGTATTCTGGATTCTCTTCGCTAAAATCACGTAGCACAATGCCTGCTTGTGAATTAGCTTCATTCTCTTGTTCAGTACCTGTTTCGCCTGCGCCAGGTGGCAAATTACCCTCGATATCTTGCTTATAGTGCGATAATTCGTGGGCTAAGGTGCGTAAAACATCCACAGGATGCCGACCACCTGTAACTAGCTTAATTGTCTTTTCGTCGGGGCTATATGTGCCAAATGCTTTAACAATAGGCTGGTCCAACAATACAATTTTTGGAAGCTGTTTAAGGCCAAGTTGGTCAGCTACCCACTGGATATGCTGTCTAATAAAAGCATTATTCTTATTCTCTAATAGGACTTCGTTTATTTTCATTTGGTAGTAGCACGTAACTGCCAGCTATGTTTTCTATGAGCATCCATACGTTCTGCTAGAAAGTTAGAGAAACCGTGTTCGCCGGCAACTTCAGCAATGTCATATACCTTCTTTAAAACTTTAACCATATTGTCACTGTCTTGCAGTAACTCTTGTACCATTTGTTCAGCTGGTAGTACTTCGGTCTCGTCACTGATTACCGATAGTACACTAAAGCGGCTATTGCTACCGGGAGCATATGCACCCATTGCACGAATCTTTTCCGCAAACGAATCAATTGATTCATATACTTCGCTGTATACAGTACCAAACAATGCATGTAGTTCTTGGAAGTTGATTCCCTCGACATTCCAAT